CATTCGTAACCGCATACCAAGTCAGAGGCAGTAATGACACAAGACGAAGAAATTGAATACGAGCGTTTAAAAACCGCAAGAGATGAACTTCTGTTGACTGTGGCTAAGTTGCGCGGAGATATTGATACTTTGTACGAGATGTACAAACAAGCCTGCCAACAGCGCGATGAATTGATGGACGCACAAAGAGCAATGATTGCTAAGGCGCGGGGGCAAATGCAATGATTGAACTCACACTACCTTGGCCTCCAACGGTCAACACTTACTGGCGCAACTTTAATGGTCGCACCATCATCAGTGCAAAGGGGCGCGATTACCGCAAGGCTGTTGCTGATCAAGTGCTGATACAGCGTGCGGCCAAGCATATCGACTATGCCGTGAAGGTGGAGATACAAGCGTTCCGACCAGACCGTCGTCGTCGTGATTTAGATAATCTTTTGAAAGCACTGCTTGACTCCATGACTTACGCAGGCGTTATGCAGGACGATGCACTGATCGAAGACTTGAGAGTTTATTGGGCCGATGAAATAGGCGGCATGGTCAAAGTAACTATTGAGGGAATTTTATGATTGCATATGCATTTCGTTTTCTTGATAAAGATGATGAGCCAGTCGGTTGGTATGGAATTGCTTTTGCGCCAGATAAAAGAGAATTGTTTTGGCAAATTGATCAGCACGGTGATCCATACAGTTGTGAAATAAAAGTATTGAATCGCGGAAGTTGTTGTCTTCTCAAAGATGATGATGATGAATTTGTAGACGCTGAACTTGACACAGATTTTTTGGTCAACAACAAGCCTTGGGTCAAACCTAAATGGAAGAAGCCACATGAAAAATGAACCAGAAATGATTGACATCTTTGCAATGCTTGCAATGGTCGCGTTAATTATTCGTAATCGTGAAGGCGAAGACATTGTGCGCTCGTCTTACGAAATAGCCGAGCAAATGATTGAAGAAAGGGATCGATATGTGGACTGATCTATTGAATATTTTTGTGCTGGCGTTGGCCGCCACAGGCTTTATTTTTTGGGTCTGTGTTTGTTTTGTTGTTTGGTTTTATTGGATGTGCAAGCGTCCACCACAGGAGTGAAGAATGAGTGAAGACAGAGACCCGCATAAAGCAGTTGACTACATCTTGAAGCACGCCGCGCTATTCGCGAAGGCCAAGGCAGAGAGAACATATATCGAGCAGTACCGCAAGAGCCTCAAGGGCATCTTGATGAAGCGAAGCATGGAGACCGCCATTGGTGCGCAGGAGCGCGAGGCATATGCACACCCCGAGATGGTTGAGTTGCTCAAGGGCCTGCAAGCGGCGGTAGAAATCGAGGAAAAGTTGAAGTGGGACATCACGGCGGCAGAGTTGCGCGTCGAGATATGGCGCACTGAGCAGGCCAACAACCGCGCTGAAGGCAAGGTGACGATGTGAACCATTTTCAGTTGTCTATATTGCACGGTCTGGGCTGGGTGTTGGTGCTCTTTGATGGGTGGGAACTTCACAGCCATTGGCTTGCTGTAGTTGGATTTATTTTGTTGTTTTATTCAGTGTGGAGAATGATTGTGATTAAAGAACCAGAAGACGAAGCGTTTGAAGCATTAGAAAAACAACAGGCTGAGGGCTGGCGCAAGCGGCAAATACTTGCCATGCGTACCAACATCGAATCGTTTGACGATTGGGATCACAGCCACAGGCCCGAGCAGTATTGGGTGGAGCGTCGCGCATACCTTGCAGGATTTGATGCTGGCTCACGCTATGAGCGACTCAAGCGGGAAAGCAATGACTGACCCCAAAACCTACAAGTGCCAAGTGTGCAGAACAAGACCAGCGGTAAAGCAAACGAGAACAAGCGACGGCAGGCCCCAGTGGCGTTGCCAGACTTGCATTGATTTGAAAAACCGTTCGGGCTTTACTAAAAACAAACAATGACAACACTCAAAGAAAAAAAGCACATGAGCGCGGTGGCCGAGTTGGGTTGTGCTGTATGCCGCCGCATGGGCTACCCCGGCACGCCTGCCGAGTTGCACCATCCAAGGCGATTGGCGGGGGGCTGGGGCCGCTCTAGCCACATGACCGTCATACCGCTATGCCCAGAGCACCACAGGGGCGCTACGGGCGTCCACGGCCTTGGCACGAAGGGGTTCCCTAAACACTACGGCTACGAGGAAACCGACCTGCTGGACGACACCCTAAAGTTGCTTGGATACAACACTAGGGAAACTACCTAGAAAATAATTTAAAAAAGTTGTTGACATGGTTTAAGTTGGTGTTAAACTTCATACATCGACACAGCAATACCGCATAGTCGAGACAGTGAAGGAAACAGCGAAATGAAAGCAAACGACATCCAACTCACCCAAGTTGACACACTGGGTAACCTCTTGGCTCAAATTGCCGAGTTGACTAAACAAGCCGACGCCATCAAGGACAACATCAAAGACGCCGCCTCTGCTGGTGGCGCAAAGGTTGTCGAGGGTAACCTCTTCAAGGCAACCTACATCGAAACAAACCGCTCCAGCATTGACTGGCTTGGTTTGGTTGCCTCTAAGGTTGGCGTTGAGATCGCCGACAAAGAAGATGCCAAGGACTCTTGGAAAAAAGTTGCCATCAAACTTGGTTTTGATGCTGACAAAGAATTGCCAACAGCAATTGCCGCCAACACCAAAACGACCGCTGTGTTCAGCGTCAAGGTAACCAGCCGTTAATTAACCCAGCCCCCTCGGGGGCAACAGCGAAGGAGATCGACATGGACAACTTTACAGCGACAGGATTGGCAGAGGGCTTCATCGAGGCCGAAAGCGAAGAGCAGGTGATCGAGGCGTGGCAACACCTCGTCGACACTGGCCTCGCATGGCGTCTGCAAGGCTGGTTTGTCCGCACGGCCCAGCACCTCATCAACGAAGGCGTGATCAGCGCACCAGAGGTGACAGCATGAACTACGGCCAGTGGCACGCGACCTTCGTCAACAAGGTCAAAGAATACGACTGGTACACCTGCCGCCGGGCACTGTTCGATTGCCACGACACGCTGGCCCTGCACCGCGACCTGCCGACCGACGACCCGTACTACATCAAACTGTGGGCCGAGATCGACGCACTGCGTGAGCGTCAACTCAAACTCTCAAAGGTGGCCGCATGAGCAAACGAACATTGGGCCGGGTGCTGGCCGAGTTGAAAGCAATTCGCGCCCATGATATTTTTGTGGCAGATGCCATCAGTGAATGTATTGCCCTCATAGAGGCCGATTTGGCGCGTAAGAAGGGTAAGGGGCACCTACCCCCTCACCAATGGCATAGCGACACCTCCACAGCCGCCGCAGAGGCCATCGCGCCCAAGTTCGGCACGATGACGCGAGATGTGTTGTTGCAGTTGTCCCGGTTCCCGGAGGGCCTGACCGATGAGGAAGGTCAGCAGGCGGCAGGTATGCAGGGCAACTCATACCGCCCTTGCCGGGTGTCACTCATGGACAAAGGTTTTGTGGTCGACAGCGGCCACCGTAGGAAGACAGCCCAGCGCAAAGATGCGGTGGTTTGGACAGTAACGCCGGAAGGCTATTTGGCATTGGGGAATCTATGACATACAGCGACAAAGACATCGACTACATCAAAGGCTTTGACCACGGGTGCGACTACATCGTGGCCGAGATCGAGCGATATGCAAAGCAGTACAAGGGAGACAAGTTGCCCTTGGCTGAGTTGCTATACCACCTCAAGATGGAAGACAAGCCAAATGCCGATTGAGTCCGAATTCTGGCACGCCCTGCAAAGGGCGATAGCCGAGCGCAAGGCATTAGGGAAAGTACCTACAAAATAATTTCAAATATTTGTTGACATCGTTTAATTTGGTGTTATACTAACTTCACTGACACAGCAAATCGCATAGTCAGATACAGCGAAGGAAAGCGAAATGAGAGCAATCATCAAAGCGGCATTAAAGATCGACGAGTTGGCATACGACTTGGAATGCATTTCAAGCGACGACAAAAAAGAGATCAACGATTACACCGACTCCGAAATCTTGCACGAGGCCAAGCATACTTTGGGTCTCTTCTTAGACGAGGTCAATCCCCACTGGAACAACGAAGACCTGCGCGGGGAAAACGGGCCAGAACAGCAGGCGTGGGCGCGTGGCGAAGTCCGCAAACTCAAAGCCTTCATCAAGAAGTACAACTGACCAGCCGGGGGCTTCGGCCCCCATCAAAAATATTTTAAAAAAAGTCTTGTAAAGTTTAATTTGATGTTATACTAACCCCACTGCAACATCGCAGTGACAGCGAAAAAGGAAAGCGAATCATGGAAAAAGCAAACTTCTCTCAGTTACTCAACGATGCTATCAACCAGCCCGGCATCATCAGCAAGTGCTACAGCACATTCCACGGCTACAGCATCGGCAACCAACTGCTGGCCTACAGCCAGTGCATCGCCCGCGACATCCCCATCGGCCCCATCGCCAGTTTTAACGCATGGAAAAAATTGGGCCGTTCAGTGAGCAAGGGCCAGAAGGCCATCGCGCTGGTAATGCCTGTCACTATCAGCAAGAAGGATGACGCAGGCGAAAAGACTGGCGAGGTGTTCAGCCTGTTCACCCTGCGCAACAACTGGTTCGTGCTCGGCCAGACCGAAGGCGACGAGTATGTCAACGAGGTGGTCATCCCCTCATGGGACAAGGCCAAGGCGCTCGAGGCCCTCAGCATCACAGAGGTGCCCTTCGGCCACACCGACGGCAACTGCCAAGGCTACGCCTACGAGTCCAGCATCGCCATCAATCCTGTGGCCGTGCTACCCCACAAAACCCGTTTCCATGAGATCGCCCATGTGGTGCTCGGCCACACTAAGGAAGGCCAACTGTCCGACAGCGAGAGCACACCCCGCGATGTGCGCGAAGTCGAGGCAGAAGGCGTGGCCTACATCCTGTGCTCATTGCTCGACCTGCCCGGTCTCCATGAGTCCCGTAGCTATATCCAGAATTGGTTGCAGGGCGCAGAGATCACCGACAAGACAGCCCAGCGCATTTTCAGTGCGGCCAACAAGATTCTCGAGGCTGGTCAGGATAAGGGAAAGTCCCTAGAAAAATAAATTGAGCGAGGGGGTTGACAGCCCCTTCGTTTAATGTACAATTACACCATCAACAGCGAAAGGACAGTGAAATGGCATACATAGCAGAGATCGAAACAAGAGTGGCAGGCATCCCCTGCATCGTGGGCGTGACCTACTTCGAGAGCGTGCGCGGCTCCTACTCATACCACGCCGCCAGCGACATGGACTACCACGGCTACACCGAGTGCGAGTTCGAGGTGCTTGACCGCCGTGGCCGCAAGGCCCCTTGGCTGGAGCGCAAACTGACCGACAAGATCATCAACGAGATCGAGCAAGAGATCGCCGAGCAACTCAACTAAGGAGAAAACCATGAGCCACTTCGACACAATGAACACCATCGTCAACCAGTTCTTTGACAACCTGCCAAAGTCCTACATCGCCTACTGCGACTACATCGCGCACACCATCGTGGGCAACCTGAAGGCCAACGACACCGAGCGCCTGCTGGCGAGTGTCAGCCGCCCCCAGTACGACCTGACCGAGTCGGGCGCATTCAAGTCAACTAAGAAAACCATTATGGTTTCCGACCGCAATGGCAAGAACTACAAAATCACCGTGGAGGAAGCATGACAGAAGAAATCAAGCCAGAACTACCACCGCCACGAGAGTGGCGGGGAATCACCCTCGAGGACATCGACAAGCAGTGGGAGGAGTCGCACTGCGTGCACCCATCGTTCGGCCACCAACTGGGCCACTTCGCCGCAGGCATCGATAAAACCCTGAAGGAGCGCAACCATGAATAGGCAGGAGATCGACGACATGATGAAAGACCTACCAAGCCAACAACCACCTGAAGAAACCTTGCTTCAGAAGGTCGCAATTGGTATAATCTTCATTGCGTTTTTACTGTTCTGGATGTGGGTTCCAGACTTCGATTTGACTGAGCAGGAATGTGCCCAGCAGTCGGCCAGAGCCTACACCGAGAACTTGTGCGAACGAGTGACAAAACCTTAATGGTTTCACAATGGTTTCCACGCAAGTGGAGCCAACGCGCATGGGGATTCGGGCATTCACTTGCCCATCGGAAGATAGAAACCGAGGGGAGTCTCCAGTCGTGTTGGATGTCAAGCCAGCAATCGAGGATGTCGACGCGCAGATTTTTCTGGCTTTCCACTGCGCCTGAGCCGAAGACCGAATCGAGTCCAACAACCTACTGGCGAAAACCAATGAGGTTTGCTACACTGGCGACAATCAACCGAACCGAAGGGAATACGGGTCATGCCAGAAACCGCCAAGAAGGGGCCTACAAAGCCCGCCAAGCCATCAAAGCCTAAGACAGAGGCCAAGGGTGCCATGACGCCCGCAAAGACGCCTACAGCCCCGAAGAAGATCGGAGCACCTACAACCTTCAACCAACGCACTGCTGACCTCATCTGTATCCTACTAGCAGAGGGAATGAGCCTGCGTCAAATACTGAGGGAAGACAAGACAGGAGTCATGCCTGCGCAGAGTACGGTGTATGAGTGGTTGTTGCGCCACCCCTCTTTCGCGGAGCAATACGCGCGCGCTCGTGAGGAGCAGGCCGACACCAACGCCGACGAGATCATCGCCATTGCGGACGAGCACCCGCCGGAGTACACCGACAAGGATGGCCGCACCAGTCTGGATGTGACCTACATACAGTGGCAGAAGAACCGCATCGAGGCCCGCAAGTGGACGGCGGCCAAACTTAAACCCAAGAAGTACGGCGACCGTATGGCCGTCGAGGGCGTGGAGGGTGGAGCCGCCATCAAGACAGAGGACTCAAGCGCCCACAAGTTCCTCGAGATCATCCGCCACATGGAGATGACCAAGCGTGCTGGCTGAACTGTTCGATGAACAGACAGTGGCAGAGTTTGAGACCCTGCCAGAGCACAACCGACTCGCCTTCGTTGCACACGCCCAGTGGATACAGCGGGCACACGCCTACCAGATACCGCCAGACTTACATACCGAGTACACGGTTTTCTTGATGCTGGCCGGGCGCGGAGCCGGGAAGACTCGTAGTGCCGCTGAGGCTTTGTGGTGGTGGGCATGGACGCACCCCGGCACGATGAGCGTGGTGCTGGCCCCTACATCGGGTGACCTGAAATTCACCTGCTTTGAAGGGCCGAGCGGACTGCTCGCCTGCATCCCTGAGCCGCTGGTGATCGACTATAACAAACAAGACCACCTGATCAAACTGTCCAACGGTTCCAAGATCAGGGGCGTGTCGGCTGACTCATACGACCGCCTGCGCGGTATCAATTCATCGTTCTGCTGGTGTGACGAGTTGGCCGCCTTCAGTTACCTTGGCCCCAACGAGGCGTGGGACAACATGATGCTGGGCCTGCGTATCAAGCCTGACGATAAGCCGCACAGCCACCCTCGGGTGATCGTGACCACGACACCGCGCCCCAAGGACTTGATCCTCGATCTGGTGGGCAGGGAAGGTGACGATGTGGTGGTTTCCCGCGCCAGCACCTATGACAACGCCGCCAACCTCGACAAGGCGTTCCAGAAGCAACTCGAGCAGTACAGGGGCACCAAACTCTATGAGCAGGAGGTGCTGGGTTCCATCGTCGACCTCGAGGACGGCAAGGTGGTCTCCCGCGAGATGTTCAAGATGTGGCCTGCTGGCCGCCCCTTCCCTAAGTTTGAGTACATCGTCCAGTCCTACGACTGCGCCTATACCGACAAGGAGTACAACGACCCGACGGCCATGACCACTTGGGGCGTGTTCAAGCCGCAGGACGGGCCTATGAGCGTGCTCCTGATCGACTGCTGGGCCGAGCACCTCACCTTCCCTAAACTGAAGGAGCGGGTGCAGGATGAGTGGCGCGTGTCCTACGGCGAAGGCAAGGACGCCAAGCGGCCCGACCTCATCTTGGTGGAGGAGAAGGCGGCTGGCCTGTCCCTGATCCAAGAGTTGCAGAAGGCCCACCTGATGGTGCGTGGCTACAACCCCGGCAGAGCAGACAAGATGCAACGCCTTCAGATCACGGCGGCCATCTTCGTCGCCAAGCGTGTCTGGCTCCCTGAGTCTGAGGTGCACAAGGGCTATGTCAAAGACTGGGTGGAGGGTTTCCTGTCCCAGATATGCGCCTTCCCTGACTCAACGCATGACGACTATGTCGACTCGGCCACACAGGCCATGCGGTGGCTCAAAGACATGGGATGGCTCGACATTGACCCTGAGCCAAGGTATGATGATGATGACGATTATTACGATGCCCAACCTGCGCGGGTCAACCCATATGCGGTGTAACTATGCCTAACTACAAACAACTGGCCGGAGGTCTCAATGCCCTCATCAAAGGAGGCGAGGAGGCCGCCCCCGTAGTAAAGCGAGGGTTCACGCCGCGACTGCTTGAGTCGACCACCAACAGTATGCTGGATGACATACTGGCCGCCAATCCTAAGTTGACGCCCGAAGAGGCGCTAAAGAAGGCAGGCAAGCAGGCAGAGACCAAACTGAAGTGGGAGAAAGAAACCAAGCCCGCACTGGTCAAGCAATACGGCGCACTGGGCCGGGCCTCATACGACAAGAGCAACCCGCAGAAGATGCAGAACACCAACGAGGTGGTTCAAAAGCGCATCCAGAAGGCCAACGAGTTCCTCGACCAACCTACCGAGCCGTGGACACCACCGCGCCCAGAGTTGCAGGCATTTGACCGCAGATCAATCCAAGACGCGCTCGAGGGTTTCCCCGGCGTAGAGCAGACAGCATTCCCCCGTGACATCCCAACCCGCGCCAGCACTTCCCATGTGGAGGGGCTGTACACCGACCCGGTCAACCGCGAGTTGATCAAGAAGCAAATCAAGCGTGGCCTGCCGTTGGGTGGCGAGACTTTCTATGGTTCGCTGTACCCCATCAAGCAGGCGGTGCTCGAGGCTGGTATGCCTGCGGAGAAGTTCGACAAGTGGGTGCACGCACTCGCGCCCGCATCGGCACGCAACTCCATCATCAACGAGACCGCCGTCGGTCAGTTCCTGCGTGACATGAACGCCCGTGGCATTCCGCTCACTGAGGAGAATGTCGCCCGCGAGATGGCCGCATACAAGCAGAAGTTTGGCGTGGGCCTGCCCCTGATGCCTGTGCATCGCCAAGGCGTGGCTAATGTCCTCGAGGGCGGCCAAGACCTGCGCGAGATGAGCAAGGCCAACATCCCAACCAACTACAAGATTCCGACCTACGGCACACAGAAGACAGGCGACTTTGGCAAGTCTGTGGTGCTCGATGTCCACGAGGCCGCAGGCCAGACGCAGGGCAGTAAGTACCACCCCTACTTCAAAGAGCAAGGCGGCTTTGGCAACACCGAGTACAACGCAGGTGAGCAGGGCATGATGAGCATTGCCGACGAGATGGGCATCCCCGGCGGTATGGCGCAGGCTGGCCGCTGGTTCGGTGGTGGTGAGTTGACGGGCCTCAAGTCCCCACGAGGCGACGCCCTTGACATCCTTGAGCGTCAGGTGGCCTACACACTCAAACAGCAGGGTAAGCAACCCAACCCCGCGATGATTCGCAATGAGATTCTCAACCAGATCAAGACAGGCGAGGGCAACCTTTTGCCTTGGTACAAGAGCGAGGGCATCCCCGATGTGCGGGAGACTGGCCTACAACGAAAAGATGGAGGCGCTGTGAACGAGCAGTCATTTACCCAAAGGCTCAACGCCGCAATCGAGCGCCATCTGGATGACGCCGTAGAGAAAGCCAACGGCGGCCAAGTGCATATGCCCGTGCGCAGTCTGCGTCAGGTCAAGTCACGCCGCTACGCAGAGGCTGGCTATGTCGAGCCGCTTGGTGCACCCGACTACCAATCCAGCCCCCAAGACTCTCGCATGGTTGAGTTGGCTGGCCGCATGATTAGAAACCAAGCCGCCAAGGAAGGCGCAGTCCTGAGCACACCAGAAGGCCGCCGCGATGTGGCCCTGAAGGTGGCGTCCCACCTGCCCGGCTTAGGCATGGGCGGTGACCTCGTGGCTTTGGCCGACTGGGTGCAGAGCCTGATCCCCGGCATGAACAAGTTAGCGTCGGTGATGGACACCGAAGGCAAGGGCGAGAAGGTCGCCAAATACCCACTGCGCAACATTATCTCCGCGCCCACTGGTGAAGAGTTCCAAGAGAAGTTCAAAGAGATGGGCATCCAAGGCGAGAACGAAGCGCCCGTGACTGAGTTCATTGGCTCCCTGTTTTCTCCTGCCGCAATTGCCAAGGCCCCCAAAGCAGTTCGTGGCGTAGAGGGTGGCCTCAACAGCATGACCGCCGCCGCCCGCCGCCCATTCACTCCAGCGACCGTGACCACTGAGGCCGTGGCTCCTGACCTTGCCAAGTTCAAGGGCCGCCCGTTCCAAGACTTTGCTACCAAGCAAATGATTGGTGAAGGCGCGGCTGTACCAATGACTCGCATGGGCGGACAGAAGACCACCCAGCGCCCCGGCCAAGGCGTCTACCTCAACGAGGCAGGCCAACTTGAATTGAATCCTATGGTCGGCATCGATGTGCCCCGCGCTGGTAACCTGAGCACCAACAAAGGCTTGCGTGCGGACATCGCGACCGCAGGCCAAGAGTTAAATCAAGAGGCTATGGCCGCCCACCGCTTTGTGCCGATGGCAACCAACAACATCAAAGACGCATCCTCAATGATGATCACAGGCCCCGGTGGCCGCGCCCTGACCAATCAGGAAGTGATTGCCTTGGGCCAACGCCTGCCCGGCATGATCGTCAGCCATAGCCCACGCTCTGGCGGCTTGTTCGTCGCGCCCTATTCCATCGAGAAGGGCAAGATACCAAGCGAGTTCCTCGACGCCCAGTCAGCGGCCAACGCCGTGCTCGGCAAAGGGGCCAAGGTTCAGTTTGGTAAGTCAGACGCCAACAAAGACCTGATGTACATGATGCGCCAAGACTATGGCACAGAGGGTGGTCGCGGTACTTCAGCGGGTGCTCAAGCAGTACGCAACTCACTCAAGCGCATGGATCAAACGATGCCAACGGCGCGAAACTAAGGAATCACTATGGCGACACAGATGCCCCAAGACCCAGAATTCAACCGCTTCATTGACGGCCTCAAGAGTAATGCAGACGGCAGTGCTGATGTCGAACTAGACGAAGATGTCAGCGATGTTGAGGAGTTGGAAGACGGCTCGGCCATCGTGCGTTTAGGTGAAGACAAAGGCCCAGAAGAGGACGCAGATTTTTACGAGAACCTAGCAGAGAGCCTAGTCAACCTATACGACCTAGAGAAGGTCGGTATGCGTTACCTCGACTTGGTAGAAAAAGACCAAGAGGCACGCAAGAACCGCGACAAGCAATACGAGGAAGGTCTCAAGCGCACGGGCCTTGGCAACGACGCGCCCGGTGGTGCTCAGTTCCAAGGCGCATCCAAGGTGGTGCACCCTATTATGGCTGAAGCCTGCGTGGACTTCGCCGCCCGCGCTATCAAAGAATTGTTTCCGCCGGATGGCCCAGTTCGCACCAAGATCATGGGCGAGGCCACCGAAGAGAAGACCGAACGCGCAGAGCGTAAGCGTGATTGGACAAACTGGCAGTTGACCGAGCAGATCGAAGAGTTCCGCGACGAGCAAGAGCAGTTGCTCACCCAGTTACCGCTTGGTGGTAGTCAGTACATGAAACTGTGGTACGACGACCAGAAGAAGCGCCCCTGCGCTGAGTTCGTGCCTATCGACAACATTCTCCTGCCGTATGCGGCTGTGAACTTCTACACCGCCCAGCGCGTGACCGAGATGCAAGACATCACGGGCATGGAGTTCAAGCGCCGCATCGATGCTGGTCTGTACCGTGACATCGACTTTATTCGCGCTACCTCTGAGCCAGAGCAGACCGCATCCGAGAAGGCCAACGACAAGATTGAGGGCAAGTCCTACAGCGACAACGAGGACGGCTTGCGCAAGGTCTACCACATCTACACATGGCTGGAGTTGGAAGACGACCCCACGACCGACGGTGAGTTGGCTCCTTACATTCTGATGATCGATGGCCTCGAGCATAAGGTGCTGGGCTTGTACCGTAACTGGGAAGAAGGCGACGACACCTACACCAAGTTGGATTGGATCATTGAGTTCAAATTCATCCCTTGGAGGGGCGCGTATGCCATCGGGCTACCCCAACTCATCGGCGGCCTCACGGCGGCCTTGACGGGTGCATTGCGGGCCTTGATGGATACCGCGCACATCAACAACTCGGCCACCATGCTGAAGTTGAAGGGTGCAAAGGTTTCCGGCCAGTCGCAGAACATTGAGGTCACGCAAGTCACCGAGATTGAAGCAGGCCCCGGCGTGAACGACATCCGCCAGATTGCCATGCCTATGCCATTTAACGCGCCCAGCCCCGTGCTGTTCCAGTTGTTGGGCTGGCTTACCACTGCCGCCAAAGGCGTGGTCACCACCGCAGAAGAGAAGATTGGCGACGCTACGGCCAATACACCAGTGGGCACAACGCAGGCATTGATTGAGCAGGGAGCCGCTGTGTTCTCCGCCATCCATGCCCGCTTGCATGACAGCCAGCGCCGAGTGCTTGGCGTGCTGGGCCGCATCAACCGCTGGTATCTGGACGATATGCGCAAGGGCGACGATGTTGCCGAGTTGCCAATCAGCCGCGACGACTTCAAGAAAAACAGCGACATCGTTCCTGTGAGCGACCCGCACATCTTCTCTGAGACCCAGCGTATGGCTCAGATGCAGGCCGTGCTCCAGATGTCTGCGGCCAACCCCGGTATGTTTGACCAAAAAGCCGTCCTGAGCCGTATGCTCAAGCAGTTGAAGGTGCCCGATATTCAAGAGTTGTTGCCCAACGCTACCAAGCCGATGGAGCACAACGCCGCCGACGAGAACGCCGCAATGGCTCTGGGCAAGTCTGCATTTGCATACCCCGGCCAAGATCATTTGGCGCACATTCAGACGCATCTTACCTTTGGCCTCGACCCGACTCTTGGCTCCAACAACTTGATTGCACCGAAGTTCATCCCGCAGGCGCTCGAGCACATCAAGCAACACATGATGCTCTGGTACACCAGCCAGATGAACGGCTATGTGACCGCAGGCACAGACCTCAAACTTGGCCCCTACGAAGACAGCAAACTGGCCTCCGAGATCGACAAGGCGATGGCTGTGGCCTCTGACCATGTCAAGTTGGATACCGCTGAGGTTTTCAAAGGTGTTATGCCTGCCCTACAACAGTTGGGTCAGGTCATGCAACAGTTCAAGCCACCCGCTCCTCCGATGGATGGCGAGGCCCAAGCCGTGTTGCAAGCCTCTATGGCAGAAACACAGCGCCGCGCCCAACGCGACCAGCAGGATATGGCGCAGAAGGCAAAAGAATTGCAAGCGAAGATCGCCATGAATGCCGAAAACAACCTGACGAAAGAACGGATGATGACGGCAGACCTCACGGTCGAGGAGATCAAACTGCAAAGAGAGCAGGAAGATACAGCAATCAAACTGCAAAACACCACGCAACGCAACTTAGGAGAATGACATGGACAAAGAAGTTAAAGAACTGCAAAGCGAACAAGTTAAGTACAAGACCCGTTTGGGTGCTGGTGCTTGGCTTGACGGCCAACAAATGAAAGAGAAGCAAACAGCGACCATGCCACTGGCAAACAGCGACCACGGGAATTTCTCCCAAAACAAGGGCGTAGACAAGAGTAACGCATGAGATATGTATCCGACTTCATCGGCGCTGTAAAAGCGCGTCAAGCCGAGATTGCTCAGTCGGTTATTGCAGGCGACTGCATGACTTTCGAGGGCTATCAGCGGCTGGTCGGCATCAATGCAGGACTTGAGGAGGCCCTTGAAATCCTCAACAATCTTTTAAAGGAAGATGAAAAAGATGACTGAAAGCACGGTAGCGTTTAGCGACGCTGATGTAGCGGAGGCTTTTCCGCTTGTAGACCCCGGTGCAAAGCCTTTGGGCGGTCGAGTATTAGTACAAATGCGTTTGGCAAAGAAGAAACTGAAAAGTGGTCTAATTTTGCCGTCAGAAACGCGAGATACAGAACGCGCACAAAACCCGGTGGGTAAAGTCGTAGCGATAGGGCCTCTGGCCTTTAGAAAGCGCGACTCAATGGAGCCTTGGCCTGAAGGGTCATGGTGTGAAGTCGGCGATTTTCTTCGAGTTCCTAAGTGGACTGGAGACCGCTGGACAGTCAAATTGGATAACGATGAAGACGAGGTCGAATTTATGATTATGAACGACCACGAAGTCATCGCCAAAGTGACTGGAAACCCACTTGAAGTGAAGGCGTTCGTATGAGCAAAGACCAAGAAGTGGCTGAAAAGCCAGAAGTAATCACGATTCAGGAGGAAGTGGACGGTTCTGCAACGATTGAGTTGCCAGAAAGCATTCCATCCCCTGATGTACAGCCAGAATCTGAGCACGAAGACTCAGACGAGGCTGATGAACGAGCCAGACAGGCCGAAATGGCCGCTGGTGGTGAGGTAGACGAAGAAGCAGAGGCTCTTCGAGAGCAAAAACGCCAAAAGCGTCGCGCCCGCAAGGAGTATCACCGCAATGTTGAGCAAGAAAAAAGCGTAAAAATCCAGCATTTGGAGCGCGTGAATCAAGAATTGCTTGAGCGTATGTCGGTTTTGGAGAAAAAATCGCATGGTTCCGAGGTTGCCCGCATCAATAAGGCAATTGAAGACCAGCACGCACGCATCGCGTTTGCAAAACAGAAGATTTCGGAGGCTACGGCCACTGGAAACGGTGATTTGCTGACTAATGCGCAGGAAATGTGGTTTGAGGCACGCAGAAATGCAGAGGCTCTTGAGAATATCAAGAAAAAAGCCACTGCACCGCGCCAACAACGCACAATTCAAGCGCCTGATGCGGCAGTGCAAAACTTTGCCAACCAATGGATGTCAAACAATACATGGTATGACCCACGAGGCAAAGATGCTGATTCCAAAATTGCTTTGACAATTGATGCGGCGCTTGCGGAAGACGGTTATTCACCCCAAACTCCAGAGTTTTGGGAAGAACTTGACAACCGCTTGCAAAAATACCTACCTCACCGTTATACTAATACCACGAATGAGAAATCCACGCAACGGAGACCCCGTAATGTTGTGACGAGTTCGGGACGCGAAGCGGCGTCGAGTAGTGGTGGTAGGAATACCTTTACCCTTAACCCCGATCAGGTTAGGGCCATGAAAGATGCGGGTATGTGGGACGATCCCGAAAAGAGAGCACGAATGGTTGCTCGTTACGCCAAAGAGGCGCGTCAAAACAACGGATATAGGAGTTGAAAATGGATTCTCGTTTAAAGAAAAATTTGTCTGCTGGTGGACGCGAAAGTCGCGCGAGTCTTGACCGAGTTCGAGAGGCACCACAAGACCAGTTCGTATCATCTGAGGAGCGTCGCAAGATGTGGAAAGATGAGTGGACACAAAGCGCGTTGCCCAATGTCCCGGATATGCCGGGGTGGCATCTTTGCTGGTTGTCGTCGACCAATGCGTATGACAGCATTGACAAACGGATCAGACTTGGCTATCAGCCCGTGAAAGCGGATGAAATGCCCGGATTTGATAACTACCGTGTCAAGGCTGGCGAACAAACTGGTTATATTGCGTGTAATGAGATGATCTTGTACAAGATTCCTATGGATGTGTATCAAGATGTCATGGCTCATTTTCACCACGATGCACCGCTTGACGAAGCGAACAAGATTCGCTTACAAGCAGAGCAACAAGTGGGACGCGATAGCCGAGGTAAACCCTTGGGACAGATTGAAGGCGAAGGTTTGGACAACATTGATAAGCCGATACCTGCTCCGCATTTTGCTGGGTAGGAATGTTTTAACAAACAAGGAGTAAGACTATGTCTTCAACTAATGCTCCGTTCGGTCTGCGCCCATCGTTCCACCCTTCGGGCTTGGATCGCGCTGTCGCGTTGCCTAACGGTATTGCCTCGGGTTATAGCACTGGTATTTTGAAAGGCCAGCCTGTAGCCCTTAACACGAGCGGTAACATCATTACCGCTACTGCTGGTAGCGCCTTCCAAGGTGCGTTTGCTGGTCAAGAGTACACCGACTTAACTGGTCGTCGTATTATCAGCAATCAATGGATTGCATCTACTGCATACCAAACTGGCTCTCAGGTCACCTATTACTACTCTGATCCTGCTATCGTTTACGATATTCAGGCTGATGGTAGTTTGGCTCAGACCTCTATCGGAGATCAAGCAAACTTTACGAATGTGTCCGCTGGCTCTACCACGACAGGTTTGTCTCAGTGCACGATTTCCACAACTCTCGCTGGCTCTAGTGCAGTTGGTGATCTTCGTATCATCGGCTTAACTCCTGCTGTTGACAATGCATGGGGTGACGCATACACCGTGGTTCAGGTTCAAGTGAGCCGTAGCCAGTATGTAGCCACCATTAACGCCATTTAAAGGAGGAACTGAACTATGGCCGCTCCAATGCGCAGTACGGACTTCCGTTCCATCGTTGAGCCAATCCTCAACGAATGTTTCGATGGCGTCTATGATCAAAGAACCGACGAATGGTCACGAGTTTTCCGTGAACAAGAAGGTATCCCACGCAACTACCACGAAGAACCAGTCCTTTATGGATTTGGTGCCGCTCCACAATTGCCTGACGGAACACCTGTTTCGTATCAGCAAGGTGGTGTGCTCTTCTTGCAACGCTATGTCTACAATGTGTATGGCCTCGCCTTCGCATTGACCAAAGTGTTGGTTGAAGACGGCGACCATATCCGTATCGGTCAGGTCTACGCTCGTCACTTGGCTCAATCATTGATTGAAACCAAAGAGACTTTGTCGGCCAATGTGTTGAACCGCGCGTTCAACTCAGCCTACCCCGGTGGTGATGGCGTTCAATTGAACTCCTCCGCTCACCCAATCGTTAACGGTACTGTCAGCAACTTGTTGACCACTGCCGCTAACTTGTCACAGACTTCTCTTGAGCAAATGTTGATCCAAATCCGTCAAGCGGTGGACAACAACGGCAAGAAGATTCGCTTGGTTCCACGCCAATTGGTTGTGGCTCCCGGTAATGTCTTCCAAGCAGAAGTTCTGTTGAAGTCTGTCCTGCGCTCCGGCACTGGCAACAACGACATCAACCCTGTTAAATCCATCGGCCTTTTGGACGAAGGTGCGGCAGTGTTGTCTCGTTTGACCAGCGCCACAGCATGGTGGGTTCAGACTGATGCTCCTGAAGGCATGAAGTTGCTGATGCGTCGCAAACTCGAGAAAACTATGGAAGGTGATTTCGAGACCGACTCTATGCGCTACAAGGCTACAGAGCGTTACCAAGTAGGCTTTACCGACTGGCGTGCCATGTACGGCACACCCGGCGTCTAAAGTGTCAGGGGGTTGGGATAAAACCCAGCCCCTTTTTTGTTTTTTAATCTCGTCAAACTTTTCAAGGAGCAGACGATGCCTCAATATTCAGACGACCTATTTTTAGGCCCAGCACAAACCTTTATGGGTACGGGTATCCGTCCCTACACCACCACATTCACTGGCTCAATGTCAGGTACAACTTTGACCGTTACCGCATTGGGTCAAGGCGCACCAATTGCAGTTGGTATGTATGTTGACGGTTCCAGCGTGACCGACGGCACATACATCACTGCGTTTGGCACTGGTACTGGTGGCACTGGCACTTACACGATTAACCAATCTGTGACTGCCTCTAGCACCGCCATGACCGCGCACGGAAACATTCCGTTTGACGATCCTGCACCGATGGACTTAGGTGTTGGCCCTCTTGGCCGCATCTATGTGTGGGATGTCGTTCCTCAAGCCGCTGTTACCAACAACATCGCCGCATCGCAAGCACCTTCTGGCGCTGGCGCATTGACGCTGACTGCTGGTACTTCTGTTAAGTCGATCACCACCGCTGGTGGCGTAACTGTGTTGCAACTTGACTTGCCACGCGCAATCAAGGTGAACTGCTCGACAACTGCTCGTGCTTTTACTGTTAGTGGTTACGACTACTACGGCCAAGCAATGAGTGAAGTCATCACTGTTGCCGTTGCTGGTACTGCTGTAACTGGTAAGAAAGCCTTTTTTGCCATCTCTAGCGTGACGATTGCAGGTTCTGCAACAGCCGCTGTGGTTGGTACAAGCGATGTGCTTGGCTTGCCTGTTCGCGTATTCAATGTGGCCTACATTGGAAGCGTTAAGAGCAACAACACGCTTGCTCAAGATGCTGGTACTTTTGTGGCCGCAGACACTGCGACTGCTACAACCACTACTGGTGATGTTCGTGGTACATACACCCCTGCTACTGCTTCGGACGGTACTGTCCGCACGGTAATGGGAATTTTGTTGCCTTCTATCGCTGTCGGCCCCAATGCAACTCGCACTGGTGCTCTCGGTGTTACTCAAGCCTAAAGGAGAGTGACATGGGTCAATTTAAACCAATGGTCAAAATGGAGACCACAGAGCCTTCAGTAGAGTTGAAACTCGCTAAAGGCGGCACAGTCAAGATGAAAAAAGGCGGTAGCACTACCAAAGCCAAGAAAATGGCTGACGGTGGTGGCGCTTTGAATGCCATGATGGGCACACCCGCTCTGATTGGCCGTCCTGCTGTTAACGCACCTGTTCGCGCCCCCGGCAAGCCATCTATGGCGGCCCGTCGCAAGGCAATGATGGCAAAGCCTGCCGTCACTCCTTCCGGCCCGTCTATGCCCGCTCCTGCCATGAAAAAAGGCGGTAAGGCTGAAGGCGGCAAGTCTGATATGGCGCAAGACAAGGCCATGATCAAGAAAGCCTTTAAGCAACACGATATGCAAGAGCATAAAGGTGGCAAGGGCACTTCTTTGAAGTTGAAGAAGGGCGGCAAGATGGCTACTGGCGGTGTTGTTCTCGGCAACGGCGGTGGCTACAAGGATGGCGGCAAGGTTTCTTCCAGCGGCATCATCCCTGAGTCTATGTCTGCCAAAGGTGGCGAGAAGTACAAAAACACCATGATGCACACTGCTGAATACACTGGTAAATCCAGTGGCAAAACAGGCGGTGTAAAAGATGGCAACGGCGGTGGTTACAAAACTGGCGGTGTTGTTCTTGGCAATGGTGGCGGCTACAAAATGGGAGGAAAAGCCTCAAAAAAAGCCTACGCGACGGGGGGAACTGTTAATT